CCATGAACTTTGCGGATATCCGCGCGGGGATATTCCCCCCTGGCGGGGATATGTCCTGGCAGGCTTTGATTCTACCAGGACATCCGGCACCCCCTGTGGGGCCTAAGCCAGAAGTGACGCCGCAGCTATCTGATGCCGACAGGCTTAATCAGGCCGAGTTGGACAGGATACGCAAGTAAGCCCATCAGCCGTGTCGTCGGGGGTGAGCCAGCGAGCGGTCATTTCTTCACATTTAAAACCGCATTCGCGAAAAACACCGCTGAACAGCCAACGATCAGACTATAAACCCACCACGGGGCATTCATCTGGTGTGCGGCGCCAAGAATAGCGAAAATTATCATTCCGATCCCGGCCATCCCGACAACAGCCATGATTGTTTTAACGTTCATCACCCCACCTCCTGCACGGGCGCGTGTTCGGCGCACCATGACTGTGGATACGTGGCTGGAAAATGCCAGCACGATGGGTGGCCAGAGTGGCTAAATCCGTGCTTCGGGTTAAGCGAGGGTGGGTATCTGTGGCACGACCCGTCCTTCCACCACCTGCACGTCTCACACGTAGGTATCGTCGCCTCCTTCGCTGCTTCTTCAGTTGGTGTCATCGGTGGCCTCCAGGGCGGCGCGGGCTTTATTCAGGTGGATGCCATAGAGGATGTAAGTCGGCCCCACTACTGCGTCCATGAGTGTGTCAGGGACTGAACAGCACGAGTTAATTAGAGTTCTCAACCCCTCCCGCAGCCGCGCCACCTCGGCGGTGAGGCGGTCGTTCTCCGCATTGCGGTCGGGCTGGGTGGCGAGGAGGGTGCGGGCGGCGGAACCGATACGATCTATTTCGGAGTCATGAAAATGGGCGAGACGCAACCCTGCCTCAACCATGATCTTACGCCCCAGTTCCTCGTCCGTCATTTTCCTTCTCCCGGCGCGTAGGGAGAGGCGGCAATCATGGCGTCCCACATATCGTCAGCTAATTTCGCTCCCTCAAACACATATCCAGACGCTACTTGCCCACCTTCGGCCATCATCTGTTTTGTGGCCACCACCGGCACCGCGCGCAGCCCGCACGCCTCGTCGCCAAGGCGGATGGTGCGGGCATCCATAAATATCCCATTTTGCACGATAGGGTCTAAATCTTCCCAAACGTAACCGCAACGCTCGGCTATATCCTTCGCCCGAGCGAGGTCGAGATCATCCTTGGTCATCACTGTCCTTCTCCATCTTGCTAATCTCCTTTGCCACTTCTTCCAACTTCTCTCGCAGGGTGGGCGGCACCCATTCCCATAGAGAGTTCGGGAACAGGGCCTTCCCGATCATCCGGGCAATTTTGTCCGGGTCCGTCATGTGCCCCGAATCCTATGCACCGGCTTGAACCAGCAGGTGACCTTGTTCCACTGCGGCGACGGAGGAACTGCCTTGGCCTGCGCCTGACACTCCGGCCCGGACTGGATAGGGCCGCGCTCCCACACAATCTTGCATTCCGCCGGCACATTGGTCAGGCACATCATGGCGGTGAGATAGTAGGTATACATCACTCATCTCCTTTGTGTTTAATGGTGACAACTAAATCTAAGGCTGATGCCGCCGCTTCCGCATACGCCAAGGGGATCCTATCTTCCCCGCGCTCGTAACGGCTGATGGCGCCCTGGCTCCAGCCAGTTCTTTCCGCCAGCCACTCTTGAGAACACTGCTGCTTTACCCGTTCCCGGACGATCACATTCATAATCGTCCCTAGCCGGGACGGATTACCAGTGACGCGCGCCTTGCCCCGGTTCCACGGGTCACGGTTCCAATTCCCAGGCTTAAGCACCTGACACCTCGGCGTCATCGGGCACCACTTCCACATAAACCACCTTGCCGTCAGGCCGGGTCACGTTGCCAGGGATGGGCAACTTGGCATGAATGATGGGCAGCGCAGGCACGACGACCCACTTGCCATTAGCCAGTTTGTAGCCCACGCGCTTTTGTGTTTCTTCCATACTAACCTCCAGAAAACAAGGTACCTTACCGGCGCTTTCCCTTGTTTGCAAGCCCAAAAACGTATACATAGTTGCCCATGATGATCCCCCCTGAATCCGCCGCGCTAATGGACAAGATATGTGATCTGTGGTCGCGCGAGCCGCGTATACCGCTGAAGGAAATCTGCGCCCAGCTTCGCCTGTCGCGCCAGACGGTCCTGAAGCACCTGCGCCGGGCGAGAACCATGACGCCGCCAGACCCTCGGGCAGCCCGGCGCCTGGAGTATCCCAGTCGGCATATGTCGATACTTCTGGATATTCTGGAGAAGTCCCATCCAAATGGCGTTCCCATCGACACGATCCGGGACGCATTCTGGCCAATCGGACGGCTGCCAGCAAACTGGCGCACGGTTATCGTTGTGAATGTAGGCCGGGTTCGTGCAGAATACGGCGCCCAGATTACCAACCAGGGCGGTGTGGTCACCCTTATGGGGTATCTCGATGCCAAGGAATGACGCCCCCGTTGATGGCGGCCTGACCCACAAGTTCCAGCCCGTGGCCTATCGGTTCCACCGGGGTGAGACATGGTATTGGCACGAAGGGTTTACCCCTGGCTGGGTTTGGGATCTCGTTGAAAAGGGCTACGCCATCATGGCCACAAGGCGCGATGAGAACCAGTTCACGCTCCTCGCCAAACTGATCGAGAGGAACTGATGGGCCAGTCGGAAGACATCCTATTCAACGCCCTCCTGGCCGTGGCTACCGCCAAGACAGTGGAACAGGCCCGGAAGATTGCCTTGGACGCCATAGACCGACACCAGAAAAACCGCCCCGCGATGGTTTCGTGGAGCGGCTATCAGTCCTGGACGGCGCCCTGCCGGGCTAGTCAGAAGAAGTAGCCAACCCGGCGGCGATCGTGGCGTAGCCGATGGCGTCCACATAATCATCCGGGTTAAGGCGCCCGTTCATGGTCCGGGCGATCTTCAGCAGCACCATCATCTGGGCGACGTCTATACTTGTGATAAAAGTATTTGTAACTCCAAAATCCCTGGATACTAAATATGAGTTCCACAACATGGCGATTGCTTGGAAATTTTCTCTAAAATCCCCATGCGTCTCCCGCCGATCGCCCTGAACGATCTTGCCGGCAGTCTCCCAGGCCGCCTTGGCGGCTTCGTAGTGGTCAGAACTCATACTTCACAATCTCCGGAAATTTCTTGGTGTAGTTCACCGTGATGTAGTGAGGCACCTTCAGGCTATCCGTCCGCTCCAGGGCAGCCTCCACGCTCCCTGGCGGGACATCGTCAGGGTTCCGCCTGCGCCACCAGTGATCGGCCTTCGTGCGTGCAAAGCCTGGATGCTCCAGGCAGATATACTCATCCACCCGACGGATGCCGACGTAGTAGGAGACGCGCATCGCCGGGATGCCAGACTTGGTCACATACCGGCTGTAGCTGACGTTCTTCACCTTCATCAGCATGGACGGCGTCTCAGTGGACATCATCGGGCCGTCATAGGCCACGTTGGTGGACTTCCTCTCCGCCTCCGGGACCGGAAAAACATACTCGCACTGCGGGCACACTTTCGCCCCCAGCGGGATCAGCCCATTGCACTCCGGGCACCGCTTGATGGGCGCCATCGCGGCCACCCCGCCCTTCTTCCTGGGCGGCATGACGGCATCGATAAATCCATGACGGATGACGTTCCCACCGAAGTCCACGATGAGGCAGTCCTCCTTGCCGGGGGCAACGCGCAGCCCCCGTCCAGCCATCTGGACATACAGGCCCGGCGACAGCGTCGGGCGCAGCATCACCACGGCGTCGATCGCCGGGTAGTCAAAGCCCGTGGTCAGAACCTGACAGTTGACCAGGGCGCGGATCCTACCGTCCTTGAAGGCACCTATGACGGCGTCCCGGTGCGGGGCGCTCATATCCCCACTCACCACGCTGGAAGCCACTCCACGGGCCACCAGAGCGGCGCTGATGGCCCTGGCATGCTCCACCGTCACGGCGAACACCAGAATGGCCTTCCGCCCCTGGCACCGCTCCACAATGGCATCGCAGTGATGTTCCACCAATTCCATGGCGGACATGATCTGGCCCAGGTCAGACAGGCTAAACTCGCCCGCCGTCCGCTTCACGCCCCGTAGGTCCACCGTGGCGCCGTGCTTGCAGGTCAGGCGGCTTAGGTAGCCACGATTGATGAGATCGGCCAGATCAGCCTCATAGCTGATGCCATCGAACATGGCCTCGTCGCCCTCGTGCAGCATCCCGCTCTGGAGGCGATAGGGTGTTGCCGTCAGGCCGATCAACTTCACGTTCGGGTTGGCCTGGGCAGACTTCATCAGGAACGACGAATACATCCCCGTATCATTACGGGGTATGAGATGGCATTCATCCACGATAACAAGGTGAAATGAACCGAAAAACTCTTCGCGACGGTAAATCGACTGGATGCTGGCCACGGTGATCTGGTCGATCTCCCGGCGGTTCATGCCGGCGGAGTAGATGCCTATCGGCGCGGACGACAGGTTCCGCGCATACCATACCTCCTGGATCTTGGAGGCGTCCTGTTCCACTAGTTCCTTGACGTGGGTGATGACCAGCACCTTCCCGCCGGGATTGTCCCGGCAGAATTGGTGGATGATCTCGGCCAGGATGACAGACTTCCCCGACCCGGTAGGCGTGACGATCAACGGCGCCACGCCCCCGGTTGCGAAGTAATCATAGACCGAGTTGACCGCGTCGGTCTGATAATCACGCAGGATCATCTTTTACCTCGTACGGAATCACCTTGGCGCCCCACCACAGGCTCTTGATGTTCTCCACAAGCTGATCCGCCACGGTAGACGATGTGCAGATCACCAGTTCCTCGCTCAGGTAGCCCGCCGTGAAATCTTCCGGGACCATCTCCCTGGTGCAGTCCTTCGTGATGTTGGCGAACATCGTCCCGTTGGTCTTGTGCTTGTATCCAACCCAGTCATCGGACCCATCCACTACATCTGCGTAGGGCACCAGATCAGGGATAAACAGATGCGACCCGCAGGCATCCTTCTGATTCTTGAAGGATAGAACCTTGCTGAATTTCTCACATATCCAGCCCTGGCCGGCCAAATCAGGCGTGGCATGCACACAGGTGCGGCAGTTCTTCTGTGCCACCTGATTGCTATGGCAGACGCCATAGTGGTTGCACATCTTGCACTGATACCAAGTGAAATCCGTGCTGACCGGTGTCAGTGGCTTGGTCGCGTTTATCACTCGTTCGGCGCGTTCTACGTAGGTTGTAGCAGCCACCTCATCAAAGTGGACCCACTCACTATACAGGTCGTCGTTGTCCTTGTTCACGGCCAGATACAGGGCGCGGTCCAGTTCGGCGAACAGCATGTAACACTGCATCTGCGCCCAGTGCTGCGGCTTGGAGACAAGCACACCGTCTTTCATCAGAGAATTAAACGACTTGGACGAATGCGTCTTGAACTCCGTAATAGCCCAGGCCTTCGGGGCTTCCGGGAAGCCACGCCCGATGCCATCGCAAGATCCGCCGAAATGGTTGCCCAGCGTAGAGAAATAAAACTGCTTCCCCGTGTCTGGGTCACGCTCCAGAACCTCTACGCCAATGGCCCGCAAGTCAGCCAGGAACCGGTCCTCGGCCAAGTGACCCGTCTGGAACAGGCGCCGGATACGCCCCTTGATTTCCGGGGTGCTGGCCCAGCGGAAATTATACCAAAGCTGCCGATCGCACGGGCCGCCAATCTCAGAACAGCCCAGGTGCAAACGCGGCTCGTCAGTCTTCGCCTCATACCATTCCAGAATGGCGTTGGCGGTCGTGTGGCTTTTCTTAGGAACTGCCGTCATGCTTCGAGATCCGATATATAGCTGTTGCTCTCGCGGCAGTTTCTATGCAGCCGCTCGCCCGCCCATGCGCTTTCCAATGGCTTGCCGCACTTCAGGCATTTCCTGACCTTGGCGACATGCCGCTCTTTCTGGCGCTTGATCAGTTCCGGGTAATACATATTGTCTTTTGCAACGTATTCCCAATCCATGTATGCCTCCCAGAGAAAGCGGGGCCGAAGCCCCGCTCTTTACTGATCAACCACGCTTCCAGACCGGCGCCTTCCGCTCACCCTGCGGCATCGGCGTCACCTGGGCCGTCTGTGCCGGCGCGGTGTTCACCTGACTGGCCACGCCGGTCGTCTGAGAGGACGAGTAGCCCTTGATCTCGTTGCTGGCGGGGTAGCCCTTGTCCTCGGGCTTGATATGCACATCCACAAACAGCGGGATGTTGTGCAGTTCTTCCGTCTCGGAAATCATGCCCCGCTTGCCACAGGCCTTGCCCAAGGCACTCAGGTTCGACCGCGCGATATCCTCGGTCTTCTTGCTCTTGTTGACGATGTTCATCCGCTCCCACAGGCGGCGTCCCTTGTAGGCGCCGTCGGCGACCTCGAATGTCCACTCGATAAACTGGCCGTCACCGGCCTTGGTGTCCTTCACCTGACTGCCAATGATCATCACCATGTAACGCCCACGCGGCAGAAGTTCGTAGGTGTTAACAGACGGTTCAACGGAATCCATGTCGAAGTTGATTGTAGCCATTGGTTTCGTTCCTTGTGTTTAAGATTAAACGGCTTTCGGCTTCGGAGCCAAAGCGTTCTGGAAGGCGTCCCAGGACAGCGGAATGCTATCCGGTAGACCGTAGCGGTTCTTGGCGAGGTAGGCAGGCTTCTCGGTCGTGTAGATCAACCGGTCACCCGTCGTAATTCCACGACGTGCGCTATTGTTGAAACCCACTTCCGTTTC